TCTTTGTTTAAATCAAACTTCAATAAGAGTACATTGAACAATATAAAATTTAATCATGCAAATTTGGTTGGTGCTAATTTTAGAAATGCAATAATTGGTCGAAATGTCTCATTCAAGGGCGCAAATCTTACTGACGCAAATTTTGCTGATGCTAAAATACAAGGCAAGATAGACTTGTCTGGTGCCGATCTTACCGGAGCGATATTAGATGGTGTGGATTTGCGTGATGCCATAGTTGATAGTCAGACAAAACTTGATGGCGCTATTGGTCTTGACAGGAATAAAACACCTAAAATGGTTGTCCGTGGTTTGAGATCACGTAATTATTCTGATATGTCGACAGAAGATTTAATAAATACTCCAGGCAATGTTCTTTTGTCTGATGCCAATGATGCATTGCTAGAAATTGGCAAGATGAGTAATGCCAAGCGTCCAGATGCAAACATTGATCCCCTAGTATCTAAAATACAAATTATTTATGGACATCTTAATGATGTTCCTGGAATCAATGAAGATTTCTCTATCAAGAATTCTGAGTTAGATAATCAAATATCTGCAGTAAATAACATTATTGATCAGTTTGGAACATTCAAATTCGGTGATGGACAACCCATAGATGTTAGAAAATTCATTGAAAATAAAGATAAATCAGGATATGTCAAGGCAATTAAGTCTTCTGGACAAAATGTTCCACTCAGTATTCCAATTAATGAGTGGAATAAAATAAATTCTCAATTAATTGCACGCGATATGTTGAATGATCGCAAAGAATTGTTATCTCCAACAACAAAGATAGTTAAAAGTAAACTGAATAGTTCTGTTGCTACAGAAGCGATGCTTTCTGACTATGGAATTATGAGCAATATTAATAATCTTCCAGATTTTTCAATCGCTGAACCGATTCGTAAGAAGCGACCAACGCCTTCAATAGCCAGTGGTGAACTTGGGCCAAATGAAATGTTGATTTATAACTCCAATAACCGTCCAACAATTTCCAAAATACCTAAATCACAAAGAATTGAACAATCGATCAATCGTGTAAACGGTATGGCGAGCAGATCGAAGCCAACTTCTGAAACAGGGAGAGCAAATAGGTCAGAAGAAATCTATAAAACTGTTTCTGATGCACTCATTGCAGCCCTAGAGGAATCTGTTGATGGGAATTGGGAACGTCCTTGGAATTTGGGGACGACAATTCCAAGAAACGCTTCCACTGGCAGACAATATGGCGGGTTTAATGTCATCCTTTTTTCTCTTGTCCAACAGAATCGTAAATACGAGTATCCTGTATGGGCCACATACAAGCAATGGGAAGCACTTGGCGCCCAAGTTCAAAGAGGCGAAAGGGGTTTGACCGGAATTAAGTGGGTTTCTCGCGAACGCGACGTCAAACTCCCAGATGGCACCCCGACCAAGGATACGTTCTTGACCCCTAGTGCCTTCACGGTTTTTAATATTGCCCAAGTTACTGGGGCGAATCCAGATGATTTCCTCCCTCCAAGGCTTTCTCCAGAAGAAAGAATTCCTGCTCTAGAAGAAATCTTTGGACAAATTCTTCCCAATATTAAAACAATCAATGGAGATTCTGCATACTATAGTCCGGCTAGTGACTACATCAATATGCCCCCGTTCTCAGCCTTTAATGACCCAAGCGCATACTATGCAACACTTTCTCACGAATTGATTCACTGGACAGGAAATAAAAAAAGAGCCGACCGCCCAAATATGAACCGATTTGGGACACCAGAATATGCTTTTGAAGAATTAGTAGCAGAAATAGGTTCTGCTTATCTAATGGCACTCCTTGGGATGGAAGCAACACCTCAAAAACAACACGCCCAATATTTGAAATCATGGATCGAAATATTAAAAGATGACCCTACCGCAATTCAACGTGCCGCAAGCCAAGCACAAAAAGCAGTAGATTATCTTATTGCTCAATCACCAAAACTACAAGAATTATCGACGCCTATTAACATTTCACAAAATTTAGTGGAAGAAGCCTGACATGCTGCAACGACCAAAAGGACCAAACGGTTCATTTACGGATGATCAAATTAGAAAAGCAAAAGCGTACGCCTTAGAAGTAAACGCCGCCGCATTTAACATGCCAGAAAAAAGCCAAACACTGTTAGAAAAGATCAAAAAAACGTTCCGACGCAACATTGTTAAACGCACGGAATCAGTAGAACCAGAAAATAGTCGTCATTAAATAAAATACTGATAAAATTTGCTATTGTTGCACTAAAGTAGCAGCATAATAATGTAGTTTAGTAAGACAGGGCTGGGTGCTTACCTAAGCCAAGCAAACAACAACCCAACAACCCTCAACTAGGAGTAAAAAATGTCACAAGACACCGCTCGCCTGAACGAATTGCAGACCGCACTTCGTCAGAAGATGACCGACAATAAGGCCATCGCAGATTCATTCAAAATTGAAAACGGCACCGTCGTAGTTTCAGCCGCTCAAAAGTCAGCATTCGACGTCAACATGAAGGACATCAAGGAAATTAAAAGCCTTATCGATGGCCTTCAGGGTATGAGTGCTGCTGAAGAGTGGAACCGCTCGGGATACTCTTCCGTCGGTGGCTCGGCTGCTGCAGGTGCATCGTACAACGGTCGCACCTCATTCAAGTCAATCGGTGATGAGTTCATCCAGTCCGCAGAATTCAAGTCACTCAACGGTGGCCGCAATGGCGCGAACATGACCTCACCATTCACAACCAATGCAGTTCTCACCGGTTCATACAACCAGAAGGACATGTACTCGGCCCTCCCGACCGGAACCCCCGGAACGTTTGGCGCTGTTCAGCGTGACCCTATCGTTGTTCCTCCGATGCGCACCAAGCGTGTTCGTGACTTGTTCCCGGTTCGTACCACAACCGCACAAGTTATTGAATACTTCCGTATGACTGGTTTCGCCAATAACGCTGCTGCAGTTGCACAGCGCAACAACGACAACACCAACTTCGGTGTCAAGCCGCAGTCGTCATTCACCTTCGTAGGCGAGCAGGCTCCGGTCCGCACCATCGCTCACTGGGAAGCCGCACACCGCAACGTTCTTGCTGACGAACCGCAATTGCGTTCGATCATCGACAACGAATTGATGTACGGTCTTCGTTTGCAGGAAGATGCACAGATTCTTGCTGGTGACGGTACTGGTGAAAACCTTCAGGGTGTTTTGACTACTACCGGCATTCAGGAATACGACTGGTCATCAGGTGCCACCCTCCCCGTAGTCGACACCAAGGCTGACGCGATTCGTCGTGCCGCAACCTTGTCGTTCCTCGCCTACTACGAGCCAACCGGCATCGTTATGCACCCGAACGACTGGGAAGACATCGAATTGACCAAGGATTCACAAGGTCAGTACCTCGTAGCGGTTTCGGTCGCTATGGGTGGCGAGCCCAAGTTGTGGCGTATCCCGATTGTCGAAACTCCAGCCATCGCCGAAGGTACCGCTCTCGTCGGTGCATTCGGTACCGGCGCACAGTTGTACGACCGTGAGCAGGCCAGTATCCGTATCAGCGAACAGCACAGCGACTTCTTCGTCCGTAACGCCATTGTGGTGTTGGCCGAACAGCGTTTGGCTCTTGCTGTTAAGCGTCCGGAAGCATTCGTCAAGGTTAACTTCGACGCCAAGCCTGCCTGATAAGCAAACAAAATAATTAGTGTGAAACCCCCCGGTTGGATGCGAATCCTCTGGGGGGTTTCTCATTTATAACTACAAAACTTGTGAGATAATAAGAAGTGTTATGGGAAAGCAAAATCATTTTGATGATGAAGATGACTTCAATTGGGAAGACATTGAACGCATCACTAAAAATTTTAAAGGTTCTGCAGATGACATTGAAGACATCATTTTCAATGAAGCACAACCGAAGAAAAAGAAAAAACAACAAATTTTTAAAACTAGATTTGATCAGGATTAAGGTGCTTCATGAGCAATTTTCATTGGGATGATATCAACGTTAAGGTTGATGATTCTTGTCCTATTGCTACTAGCGATATTTCTGTCAATCTAAAGAACCGTCAGAAGGCAATTGATACTGCTGGTTATGGTCCGCTTAATCCAACGAAACCAAATAACGAATTTTGGGATGCTAAGGCAGAGCGTTGGAATGTTACTGCTGATGATGCACGTGATCAAAAGTGCGGTAACTGTGCTGCTTTTATTCAAACAAAGAGAATGCTTGATTGTATTGATAAAGGTTTAGGCAACGAGTCAGGCAATTCTGCTTGGGATGTTATTAATGCTGGTGATCTTGGTTATTGTGAGGCTTTCGATTTTAAGTGTGCCTCATCTCGTACTTGTGATACTTGGATCGTTGGTGGTCCTATTACTGAAGAGAAGGAAAATAATATGGAAGAGAAATCTCTTGAAGATATGTATTCGGAACTCTTGGCTATTGAAGAGAAGTCTTTAGAGGATACTTATTTGGAACTTTTGGCTATTGAAGAAAAGGCGGGCTTGATGGTTCCAGTTCGCCCTGACATTGAGGGCCTTAGACTTAGAAAACCCAAGTTTGAAAAAAGGCTTCGCCCCCGACCGCCACTACCTGGGCCTGGTCCTGGTGGCATGGGTAGGGGTAGATATAAGGCTGAGGAAGAAGATGAGCCTGAAGAGGACATGCTTTATGATGAAGAGTATGTAGGCGACGATGAAGATGATAAAGCAATGATGAGGCCTATGGGTGGCGGTGGTGGTGCTGCTAATAATCCTGGTAGTCCTCGTGCTGCTGACGAACGTCAACGAGGTCGTCAGTTTATGAATTGGGCTAGTGGTCAATCGCCAAGTGGCAATAATGTTCATCCGACCTCTGTTGGCAATATGGATATCGGTGATTCTGGACGAAGAAACGTTGCTAATAGCAGAATGACTGATCTTATGAGAAATAGGTCTTGGACGAACCCAAGTCCGCGCCCTCGTGTTCGTCCTGAACGTGGTCCTGGAAATCCCGGACCGGCGAAAAAACCGAATATTCAACCGGCCCCACTACCCTCACAAAACTACAAACCTAAAGATAAACCGAAGGATTGGGGTAGCGATAATAACGCTCAACTAATTTCTGGTGGTATTCCACAGAAGTCGGCGTGGGATGAAGAAGCATATTATGAGTACGATTACGACTTCGATATGAAGAAGTTGCCGATTCAAGGTTCTTCACCTAAGCCATACAAGGCTTCTGGGCCTTCTGCTGATGCTCGTGCTGGTGCTTCTGTTGCTAAAGATCGTGCAGGTCTTGCTGCTGCGGGAAGATATTTTGGCGACCCGCAGAAAGGTAAAGAAAGAATAAGAAGTTTTGGCAATACCGCTATTGGGGCGGCTGGTTCAGCATCGGGTGCCCCTATGGGTGATAATAGGAATGGCACAATTCGTCCGAATCGCGGAGCAGGCAATCCTGGCAGACCCGCACCGCGACCTGTTCGTGGACCAGGGAAGGCCGCACCTACTTCTTTTGGTGATTACTTGCGTGGCAATGACCTTGGTCAGTCTAAGGGTCGTAGTGCTGCTGTGGGTCGTCGTGGTGCTAGTATTCGTCAGGCGGCATATGATATTGCTGGTAGCGAAGGACCTAAGCGTGGGCCGTCTTCTGTTGATCGCCCTCAGCAACAAAAGCCAATGGCATTCAATCAGGCTGTCCCTCGTCAAGATAAGCCCTCACAAGGTTCACTGGGTAAGTTTGGTAAGCCGAAGACGTGGAGTGGTTCGCCTGGTGCTGGCGGCCCTCGCCAAAGTGTTAATCCTAATATTCGATCATTCGCAGGCAAGTCGTATGATGAAGGCTACGAGTATGATGAGTACGACGAGTACTTGTACCAGAAGTCTTACGATCAAGGCTATGACGAGTACGACGAGTACGACGAGTACATTGATTTCAAGGGCATGACTGATGAGCAGGCTGCTGGTTTGCGTGCAGCAGGCAACTACTTCAGTGGCCGCAATGTCGGCGGTAGTTCATTTGGCTCCGCTGATACTATGGCATCACGTGGAGCAGTGCGTCGATCAGCAGCACTTCAAAATTTTGGTAGCGAAGGACCGAAGCGTGGTGCACCATCCAAGCCTAGACCCGCTATGAGGAATACCCCGAATAGAACGCGCCCGGGGAATGTTTCGCCTGGTGCTGGTGGTCCTCGCGGTCCTCGACCTGGTGCAAAACCAGCATCATCTGGCGGTGGCGGCGGCGGCTTCTATGGTGAAAGTCTTAGTTCTAGATGGGACAGATGGACCGGCAAGGGTTCTGATGAAGAAATGTATTGGGATGACGAAGATGAGATGGCGATTCCTCCAGACACCGATGATAAGGCAGCAAATCCTGGAAGTTACGAACAAGCAGCAGGACGTGAAAGATTCCGACAGTTTGGTGATCACCTTAATGCTACGGATGTCGCTAAGGGCCCCCAGCGTGATGCAGAATCTGCAAAACGCAAAGCAGGTCTGAGTAAATACGTTGCAGGTTATAGTTCCGCAATGGGGACGGCTCAGACTTATGGTGGTAATAGAAGCGCCAGTAAACCACGGCCAATTCGTGGTCCAGGGAACACAGGGGCACCAAAACCACCAAGACCAATTCGTGGACCTGGTAATCCTGGACGTACGACCAACGCTCCCCGTCCTGGAACACCTAATCCTAGACGATATGTCTGATAACTATCTTCATAATTGGGAAGTAAAAAAACTTCGTATCGCAGAATACGACGATCTTCCTGACGATTACATCATCGACGAAGATGGGAAAATGGTTGTTATGCCAACTGAAGAGTTGTATGACGACGGGTCTGAAGACGATGAAGAAGATTCTTCTGATGAAGAGGAGAAGGCTGCTTTTTCTGGTTCGGCAGATACTCGTGAACGTAGAGCAGTTTCTGATGAGTTTCGTCGTACCGGTAAGGGTCAGGGATACGACAAACTAACTACACCTAGCCAGGTTGCTGCTTATCGTTCGTCGTATGGTTTGGGTCCAGCGAAGCCGGGTAGTGGTTCAAATCCACCTCCTGGACCTGCGCCGATGCCGAATCAAACACTGCCAATCAATCCAAGACGCAGACCAGCCCCCATGCCAGTAAACCGAGGCAGACAAACAAACGATCCAGGATTCAGAAGGCCCGCGCCCAATCAAAATCGTAGACCTGCACCCATGCCGACATACCGAGCAAACGAAACAAACGATCAAGGATTCATGAAATCCGCACAACAACCATTACGTGACCCCGACGGCGGGTTAACCGCTGCTGGTCGTAAACATTTCAAGGAGACAGAAGGTGCGAATCTTAAACCCGGTGTTAAAGGTGCGGCAGATACGCCAACCAAAATGCGTCGCAAAGGTTCTTTCTTGGTTAGGTTCTTTACGAATCCGCGTGGACCAATGGTTGATCCGAAAGGAAGACCGACTCGTCTCGCGTTATCAGCGCGAGCGTGGGGCGAACCCGTACCACGAAACTTGGAAGACGCAGCAAAACTTGCAGCAAAAGGACGTCGACTCCTAGATCGATATAGAAACAGCAAAGAAGAATCCAAAGGTCAGAAATCTTTTGAACAATTTGAATTATCTATGAAGCAGTTAAAGAGACCTCGCAATTCTAATGATGGAATGATCGAACCTGGCAACATCGATGTATCAAAGCGCCGTGCCGTAAAACTCCCAGGTGGAGATTATGGCACTGTTCGAAGCATGGGAATTACTGACAACGGAAAAGAAGTCCTCATTCCAACAATTGGTCCTCGTGGAGAAAATTGGAGCGGCCCCAAGGGTGAACAAAGTGCTCGGGATCACTATAAAAGAACTGGACAACATCTAGGTAAGTTCAATTCAATATCAGCGTCAAATGCGGCTGGGAAAAGACTTTCTAACAATGAAGCAAACCGCATCAATAAACCGCGTAAGGCATACAACACAACCAGTGGAACAATGGATAGTCGTGAGCGAGCGAGTGCTGCAGAAGGACGAGACATAAATAGTAATCTTACCCGCCCTATTCGTGGTCCAGGGAACCCAGGAAGACCAAAAGCACCATCCATACGACCAAAGCCTAATAGATAACATGATCAATCCATACTGGTACACAGGAAAAGTTCTAGGAGTCGTAGATGGTGACACCGTTGACCTAATGGTCGACCTTGGTTTTAGTGTTCATCATAAGATTCGTGTTCGTCTCTATGGAATCAACACACCCGAATCACGCACTAAGGACGCAGCCGAAAAACAAATGGGTCTCAAAGCCAAAGAATTCACAAAAGATTGGCTACACAACCACGAGACGGTTTTCATCAAAACCATCGTTGATAAGAACGAAAAGTACGGTCGTGTACTTGCCGAACTCTACTCATCGGGCGACATCGAATCACCAACAACCGCATGCCTCAACAAAGACATCGTTGGCGCAGGATATGCACGCGAATACTTCGGTGTTGGCGACAAGACATGGACTGAATTCAAAACCAAATAAAAGTTTGAGTTAAACAAAACTTACTTACTGAAGGAAAATAAAATGGCAGCACAAAAAGGTATTGGAGTTGTTTTTCATTGCTCAGACTGTGACCCCTATGAAGTGAGGTCTTACGGTTGGGGTGGTGAATGGCCAGGTTCGGACTGCGGTTATCACGCACTTACCGAAAACGCCAGAAAGTACATCCACGCTCATCCTGAAGAGAACCACACGTTTGAAGACATGATTGCCATGGAGGTGGGAGACGAAGTACTACCAGTACTCATTGATTTAGGAAATAAAATAGAATCAGGCTATGAAATAGTAAAAGATGGCGTAATCGATGCCTACCATTGGGTGGATGAAAACGGTTGCAACATAGCAGTGACTGCAGCAATCTCGGCTGGGGTTATTGCCTATTTTACGCCAGCACAACCCGCAGGTGCAGCAACATCAACCACTCTATCAATTATGGCACAGCCGCTTCTTTATGTTGCAGATATGGCAACCAAGGCAGTGGCAGTAGCGGCAATGAGCGAAATCATAACGGAAGGATTTTTACTAATACCATTCGTTAGCGAGAGCATCGACCCCACGCTATTAAAAAACATAATCTCAAACTGTTTAGCCAAAAGTTTAGATTCAGCAGCATTATGGGCAACGCCAGCGGGTGTTGGTATTGCAATCGGAGCAGCAGTTGCACCTGTTATCGCAGATTTGATATGCAAAAAAACTTGTCCTGAAGGATTTACTAAAGCGTTTAATGCGTAATGCAGAATACGGAGCCTGTAAATGAAAGTTTGGATTGACCAAGATTTATGTACCGGGGACGGTTTATGCGCGGAGATAGCCCCAGATGTATTCGTAATGATGTCGGATGGTCTTGCCTATGTGCAAGAGAGCGGAAAGATTTATGCGGCAGCAGCGGGCAATTTAGAGGGTTCCGCTGGCCTGGCTTCTTTCTCAGACGACAGAATAGATGATGTTGTTGAGGCTGCCGAGGATTGTCCTGGGGAATGCATTTTTATAGAACCCTAAGTTTCGGTTGAATTATCTTTTAATAGGTTGACAACTGGGCAATCAGCGGGTAGGTTAATCACCATGACCGACACCACAGTAAGCAAATCAAAAAAGAAGTACCCCACGCTTTGCGTTCGTATTAATACTACATTACGCTCCCACCTCGACAATGCGGCATTGGTGCATGACATCACAAGAGGTGAGGTTGTCCGTCGGATACTTTCCGAACACTTTAGTAATCCAACATTCGTGACCCGTGATCGCGACTCGCGCGGGTCACGTATTCCAGCAGGCTATCCAAACGCAGGACAATTTACAGAAACGCCCGACACTAAGCAAGGTCCTTCAGGTCCCTTTACGGACTTGTCCCTATTTGCAAAGGGCGCCAACGGACCAGCAGGTCCCTTTACAGATTTGTTCTCAACTGAGAAAGGCTTTACTCAACAAGGAACAACGGGTCCATGAAACGCCTCATATGCCAATCAAAAAGAAAAGACGGGAACCAATGCAAAGGAAATGCAATGGGAGCCACTTACTTCTGCTACGTGCATCAAGACTCCAGAGACCCAATAACGTACAGAGACCCAATGATAGAAGCATTTCGCGAAATGAATAACTCAATAACATCCCTTATTGACTGGCACTACCGCACAGGCGGAGACATCTCTAGATATTTCGGAAACTACACCCCACCCCCAGGGAAAAACCCCTACCGCAAACGACCAAATTCAAACAAACGCTACACACCCCCAATGAGAAAGAAATATCATGACTAACAGAGACACCCACGACATCCTTGCTTACGAACAAGAACAACAAAATAGCGGAATCAACATTCAAATCAACACTCTAATTGATGCAATGATTGATGCAGAGAAATGTTTGTTTCATAATAGTGACGCAAACCTCATGACGAACTCACTTGAAAATTCTGAAATCATAATCAAAGACCCATTCATCTGGCGTGGATGCCACCCCATTACGTCATAAAATATTGGTTAATAAAATTTTTCTATAGAGCATTAGTCATTGGTCGTTTTATATTTATTTCTTCTGCGTATATTAATTTTATTTCTATTGTTTTTATGATACTCATTGCTTGCTTTATTAGAACAATATTTGCACACCCTATGTCCACTGCTCCTATGATAAGTATTTTCAATGGAGTATTCGCGTGAACATGTTCCACAATGTGTTTTTACTTGATTTCGATGTCTTTTTTTCCCAATCATGTCATCGACATTTCCTTGATTATCAGAAACAAATAAATGACTTGGATTTACACATGATGGATTATCGCATGAATGGCAAACAAAAATATCACTGAATATTTCCCCATTAAGTAATGACCATGAGATACGAGATGCCGTGACTGTCTTCCCATTTAATTTAAAATTACCGTATCCACGAGAATTTTTTCCAGCAATCCATTCCCAGCATTCACTTTCTGTTTTTTTATCTACTTTTGCCCAAAATCTTTTTAGTTGTTCATCTGTAAGTTTCATTTGATTTCTTTAGTGTCCGTGTGGAAACTTTCTGTTGTGTGAATTTTAATTTTTGTAAAAATTCTACGTTTTCTTTCAGCATCACGTTTGCAAGACCTACAAACACGAGTAATCCCGCGGCCTTTTCGATCCCGAAGAAATGTATTTTCTTGATTAAACTCATGCCCATTTTTACAATGTGTTTTTGACTGTTCAAAATGACGCATTTCACGAACGGATTGCTTCATATTGTCACTGCTTGTTCCGGCGTAAAGGTGATTTGGGTTTATACAGGGAGGGTTGTTGCATGTGTGACAAATCATAAGTCCGTCTGGTATTTCACCCTTGTGGATTATGTAACTAATTCGGTGCGTTGATTTGGCAATTTTATTTAGAGCAAACTGCCCATATCCCTTACTGCTTGTTGCCGCCGTCCATTCCCAGCATCCGTTATCCGCTTCTTTATTTACTTTTGCCCAAAACTTTTTTGATTGTTCTTCTGTAAGTTCCATGTTTCCCTCTATGGTGTTTTGAGTTACTTCAACTTATTCCGTATCAATTATGTCAATACCATACTCATACCTATCATCGTCTGAGGTGCGCCATTTATCAGCGTCCTCCACATCCCACAGGCGAGTGTTAATGAGTCTTTCGATGAGTGTTCCGTCTTTGGTGGTGAACGACGGGTCAAACAGTCTTACCCTGTTGTTGGGTTGGATAGCGAAGTTGCCGTCGTTCCTGAGGATTACATGGCCGCATTTGTGTTGACCGGGGTTTTCGCTGAAACCTGCGTTGATTTGGTTGGCATCAGGGGAGTGCCAGTCAAGAGTGAATAGGTATTTGCCGTTAACAAATTCGCCTGACCGAGCAACATAGGTCATTCGCATATGGCGCATTGCTTCAAACTCTGTAACAGAGATTTGTGAACTAAAAGAGTTCCACAGAACTAAATCATGAATATCTACTTCGGGTACACCTGGTTCGGCACAAAACGCTGAAATGGGCATTCTCCACCAAACAGCACCATCTTCCATCAAGAAATGAAATAACGGTGACCGACCCTGCATTGAGGCCACGCCAAAAATCATGCAAGGAAAATATTGGTCGTGTGAGTCAACCTGGTTACGAAGATAGTTACCTCGTACATAACATTCGATTGCAGGTATGTTTGCGTTTAGTTCGGGCATTTTTATTACTCCTTTATTGACATTGCTATATCTTTTGAAATAACTATTTGTGTGCACTCCAACGAACATCATTATTGACTGTATTCACTAGCACATTTTTGAAATTGTTGCGCTCTAAGGTCCATCGCATATCGCGAGCACCAATATTTGCATAGTATTCCCAATCACGAATTGGGTTTTCATCAATTGCGGAATGAGGGAATCTGCCTTCACCGGCAGCAGTGCCAATGAAGATTCCGCCTGGTTTCAAGTTTTTGTAAGTCATTTCTACGATTCTTCGCCACTCTTGAGCATGTTCGAAAACTTCGCAGCAAACAATTATGTCTACTGGTTCTGGGGCTAGCCAATATGCGGAATCCGCTATTAGGTCAACGCCAGGGCCTGTTTGTATATCAACGCCACAGTAGTTTTCGGCATCATTGAAAATTGTTCTAATAGTGCCGTTAATGTTTAGGCTACCAATTTCAATAACTCTATAGTTATCGTTCGGGTGAACTTCTTTCCATTTTTTGAATGAACTTTCTACCCAGTCAAATACTTCAGCGTGCATTGTTCTCTCCCCATTTCATAATGAAACGTTTTTTGTCTTCTTCAACAATATTTTCAAAGTCTTCTGGTGGATTTGTCTTTATGGTCATGCTATCTGCATGGACGCAGTGTGTTTTGTGTGAAATAACAGTTTTGTATGGCGTATTATGATTTACCCAATTAACTAAATCGTCGTCGCCGTACCACCACTTGTACCCTTCATCGAACGACCATGCTTTGACGAGTTCTGAACGTAGAACCATAGCGAAACCAGCCATGCCACCAGTGCCGTCATATCGTGAACGACAAGTATCAAAAACTTGCTTATCTTCAGTCATTTCAATTTCTGTATAGTTGGGGCAAACTAGACCAATGTTTTTGTTTCTGTCTAAGGTTTCACAAAGTGAACTAATACATGAGACATCTAGCCGCACATCGTCGTTCAAGAATGCTATATGGTTTTTTCTACCAACAGTATTCATACCTAAATTCCATAAATACTGGATTCCTTTGCCTTCTTCGGCAGTAAAAAATTGAATAGATTCATTGATTTCTAAGTCGTATGGCAATTCTAGAAGATTGTCAAATACGTGAGGTCCATCGGCAACTACGCATATTTTGCCAACTTTTTTATCGATGCATAAATCTTGCAATAAAGCAATAAGTCCTTCAAAATTACTTTTTGTTGGTATAACAACATTGACGCAAGTTTTTGCGCTCTCATACCAGTATTGATTATCTAGAAGACGTTCATCTTCGGGATGAAAACTCAGCGCTTCTAAACCATGCTTGATTGCTTCATCGTATAGGCCTAGACGATAAGCGCTGATCGCTGCAAGGTCATGCGGCAAATATCCCCATGATTTTGCTTCATTAAGATATAACGACCCTCGTTCAGTAATCGCTAGGGTACGTTTGGCGGCCCAGTAACATCCTTCCCATTTGGAAGTATCAAAACAATGTTGTGCTAGGTCAAGCCATGGTTCCCGACCTTCTGGATATTCGGCACATGCTCGCAGAAGCCAAAATTCTGCTTTATGTGGATGCATTATTGCGAGGAATCGCATTGAATAAGCACGTTCTGCATTCCAGTTGGAATCCTTCATTACTAGATGGCGTTCAAATAGTTTTGTTGCTTCTTCGTATCTGTTGTTAAAAAACAGTTCTCGTGCTGTGTAGTAGGTTTGCCGACCATTTTCTGGATCGTCTTCTATGTCTTGCAGTAATAGGGGGAGGTAGGAACTTCGTGATTTAGTTTGGTCTGGGAAATGATGTATTTGAAATTCGTTAGTGAAGTGGTGGCGTTCTTCCCCACTTGTTTGTACGTTGACTTCGTGACATGCGCCTTTCCATCTGAACATTTGGCGTCTAACTATTTTGTCTCCATGATAAACCAGGCCCGGGCTTCCGTCTTCTAGCCAATTCCAGGTATATGAGTAACGTACTCGTGTTGCCCAATCTGGTGCATTTTTTAATGCGGTAGTCCAGTCACCTAGTAATTGTTCATCTAAATCTAGGTTGATTATCCATGCATCAACATCTGGTAGTAAATCAAGTAAATGATTTCGTGCGTTAGCAAAATGCCATGGATTGAACGTTTGTTCAAATACGCTAATGCCACATTCTTTGGCTATTGAAACAGTGTTATCCGTTGAGCCAGTATCGAGAAGGAATATGCCATCTGCACCCTTGGCACTTTCTACCCAAGTTTTAACATACTTTTCTTCATTCTTGGCAATAGATGCAACAAAAATTGGTTTACTCATATCGCTCATCATAATATAAATATCTAAACAATTTTTCTTTTATGGCAAATCTATTTTTAAATGTTCTTTATTGAGTAGGCGAGTTGTTTCTGGAGCATAATGTGCTGGTTCTGCCAATTCCCATGCTTTGTCGTAATCTAACCATCCCCAGATATCAACATTAATAAATTCTGGTACTTCGGGTTGGGCAGCAAAAAGAACTAAACCTTTTCCTAATTGATGTTTCCGCACTGCGACAGTGTTTCCTTTGCGTACACGTCGTACTTCAATGTTTCTGCCGACATCGGGAACATTTCGATATTTATTATGTTCTTCTTTTGACCATACATGCCCACTCCAAAAACGATTAGTTGCTTTGGCTACGGCGAGTTCACAAATAGCAGATGCGACTGTTGCCGTTCTATCGTCTTCCATTAATTCTTTTTTATAATGTGGAGCATCTTGTTTTCCCCAATTTGCAGCAAACCTTGCTATGCCAACATTGCACGCATGCACGTATTCCCAGGGTTCAAGAGTGATAATGGTCATATATAAATTCCGTTTCGTAACGTGATGGCAATATGAGTTCAAGTATAATTGAAAGATGTTAGAAAAGCACCTAAAATCATCTAGTGAACGCAAGTTTTCTGGCGTTTACACAGATTCTGATATTGCGGTGTTAATGAACTATGGGCGCGTAAGTAGTAACAGATATAAAAATAGACAAATAATGCATGACCCAATGTTTTTGAATGCAATGCGCATGCTCATTGACCACGAACGGCCTTCATATGTAATGGAATTCGGTACTTTTGATGGTGGCCTATCTGAGTACATGAGCGATACTGCTAAAAATATTAATCATGACATGAA